AAGAAAAAAATATTGAACTTAGAGATTGGGAAAGACCTACAACACCAGAACAGTTTATTCAAGATCCTATGTTTGAAAGATGTGCTGAAGCTACTGGTTTTAGACAATTAGAACCAAATGAGAAACTTGAGAATGGCGATTTATTATTTATGTCGATAATGGATGCTGGTCTAAATCATGTAGCTATTTTTGTAGATGGAGATGTTTTACATCATTTAACAGGTAGACTTAGTTGTAAAGAACCATACTCACCTTGGTTACTAAAATGTACAGGAAAGAGGTTACGTTATGCTTCGTAAATTAAAGTTATATGGTGAACTGGCTTCATTTGTAGGTCATAAAGAATTTGAAATACAGGTAAATAGTTTACCTCAAGCAATTAGTTTTTTAAGAAATAATTTTCCAGATATTGAAGGTTATATGAATCCTAAATATTATCAGGTGAAAATTGGTAACTATGAAATAAGCAAAGATGAACTAGATTTTCCTATAGGCCAACAAGATATTCATATTGTTCCAGTAATATCAGGAGCAGGAAGCGGATTTAGAAATGTGTTAATAGGAGGACTTTTAATTGGTGCTTCATTCTTCTTTCCAGGTGCAGGATTATTTGGTACTCAAAGTTTTGGTGGAGCTTTAGCTGCTGGATCTGCTTCAGCAATTCCATTTGCAGGAGCAACTGGAGTCGCTGGTAGTGTTTTGGGAACAGCTATTGGAACAGGTTTAAGTGCTATCGGTGCTGGCTTAATACTGCAAGGTGTAGGTGAAATGTTATATCCGACTCAAGATCCTACATTTGAAGATAATCCACAAATATCATTTAATTTTTCTGGAACGCAAAATACAGGAAGGGCTGGTACTCCAGTTCCGATTGTTTATGGTGAAATATTTACAGGTTCAGTTGTTATAAGTGGTGATGTAGATACTGAAGCGGTACAGGTATGATTCAAAATAATAAATTTATTACTGGCTCTGGTGGTGGTGGAGGTAAAGGTGGAGGCCAAGATCCTCCTACTATAACTCCCGATAATTTACATAGTAAGCAATTTGCTACTTTACTTGATCTTATTTCTGAAGGTGAGATAGAAGGTTTTTCAAGTCCTTCAAAAGAAGGTCGAACTAAAGGCACTACTGCGTATAAAAATGCTGCAAAGAAAGATATTTTTTTAGATGATACGCCTATTTTATCTTCTAATGCTGATTCAAATAATCCGCAAAGTGTTGATTTTAATCATCAGGATGTTGACTTTGATATTCGTTTTGGAACAAATCCACAAACCAAAATGGATAAGGTTTCTGGAAGTGCTAGTGTTTTTGGTGTTGGAGTAGAAGTTAAAAATGGCAGCCCAATAACAAGACAACTTACTAATAATTCTGATTTAGATGCAGTAAAGATTACTGTTACTGTTCCTGTTTTACAAATTCTTGAATCTGATGGAGATATAAGTGGTAGTTCTTTAAGTCTGGATATTCAACTTCAATACAATGGTGGAGGTTATACCACAGTTCACTCTGACACTATTAGAGGTAGAACAGGAGATGCTTATAATAAAGAGTATAGAATTAAACTTACTGGTGCTCATCCTGTAGATGTTCGTCTTGTAAAAACATCTGATGATAGTACAGATAGAGTTTTTCGAGATTTAATTTGGCAATCTTATTCTGAATTAGAAGATGATACGAATACATATCCCGATTGTGCTTATACAAGACTACGTTTAGATTCAGAATTTTTTAGTAGGATTCCTGCTAGAAAATTTAGAGTTAGAGGAGTAAAAGTAAGAATCCCAGGTGCAGGGGCTAACTCATCAGGCACTCCAACCATAGATTTACAAACTGGAAGAGTTGTTTACCCTGCTGGTTATATTTTTAATGGTGTTATGGGTGCTGCTCAATGGACAACGTGTCCTGCTTTAATACTTCTCGACTTACTTACTAACACTAGATATGGGCTTGGAAATCATATTATTGACAGTAATTTAGATTTATTTTCTTTTATAACTGCCAGTAAATTTTCTAATACTCTTGTTGATGATGGATTTGGTGGACAAGAAGCTAGATTTGCTTGCAATATAAATATTCAAACAAGCGTTGAGGCATTTGATGTTATAAGAACTTTATCAGGAGTGATGAGATGTATGCCTATATGGTCTGAAGGAGCGTTATTGCTAACTCAAGATAGTCCCAAAGACCCAAGTTATCTATTTACTTTAGCTAATGTTGGGCCAGAGGGTTTTAGTTATACAGGAAGTAGTTTAAAAACTAGAAGTACAGTGATTGCAGTTTCATATTTTAATATGGATACGAGAGATTTAGATTATGAAGAAGTAGAGGCAGAAGCAGCTTATAGAAATAAATATGGACTTCATGTTAAAAGAGTTAAAGCATTAGGGTGTACAAGTAGAGGACAAGCCAGAAGGTTTGCAAAAGCAATATTATTTGCAGAACAGAGAGAAACTGAAGCTGTAAACTTCTCTGTTTCATTGGAATCTGGAATAGTTGTTAGACCAGGAACGATTATTAGTATTGCTGATCCAGCCAGATCTGGCATTAGAAGAGGAGGTAGAATTGCTAGTGCTACAACTACGCAGATAACTGTAGATAACTCTAGCGATACTGATTTATCAGATCAAAATAATCCCAAATTAAGCGTAATAATGCCAAATGGAACAGTTGAAATCAAAGATGTAAGTGGAATATCAGGAAAAGTAATTACTTTAGCTAGTGCTTTAAGTCAAGCACCAAATCCTAATAGTATTTGGATGTTAGAAAATGACACTGTTTCTGCTCAATTATTTAGAGTGATGTCGATTGAAGAAAAAGATGGAATAAACTATGGAGTTTCTGCTTTAGCTTATGTTAATGAAAAATATGCATTCATTGAAGATGGACAAGCAATAACACCACAACAAATATCAGTTTTAAATCTTTTAAAATCTCCCCCTAGCGGATTAACGGCTAATGAAACTATAGTTCTAATCAATAATCAACCTGTATCTAAATTAATTGTTAGATGGCAACCGGTTACGGGTGTTTCTAATTACATGGTTAACTATAGATTTGATAATAATAATATTGTTTCAGCGACAACAAGCAGTCCTGATTTTGAAATATTTAATACAAAAGTAGGATCATATGAGGTATCTGTACGAAGTTTAAATGCTGCATTAGAACCTAGTGCTACGGCTGCAACAGACACTTTTACTACTGTTGGTAAAACTGCTGTTCCTGCTGATGTTAGTGGACTTACAGGAGAACCAATAAATGAAAAACAGATAAGATTACGTTGGAATTTAGCAACAGATTTAGATGTTACTCATGGAGGTCTTGTTTATGTAAGACATTCTTCTAAAACCGATGGAACGGGAACATTCTCAAATGCTACTGATCTTGTAAAAGCCTTAGCTGGCAACACAACAGAAGCTATAGTTCCGTTACTCGAAGGGGAGTATATTCTTAAATTTCAAGATGATGGAGGTAGATTTAGTAATGGTGAAGCAAGTGTAATCATAGATTTACCAGATAATCTTGATGCTAAGTTAATTCAGACAAGAAGAGAAGATTTAGACGTTCCAAAATTTCAAGGAACAAAAACTAATGTTGCTTTTGATGCAACAACTAATTCATTAAATTTAACTGGTACAGGACAGTTTGACAGCATTACTGATCTTGATGCTGTTTCTTCTGTAGATGACATTGGAGGTATTGCTCCGTTAGGTACTTATGAGTTTGGTGGAACTCCAGGAGGTACTACTTTTGATTTAGGAGATGTATTTAGTCTTGATTTAAAACGTCATTTCTTAACAGAAGCATTTTTCCCTTCGGATTTATTTGATTCTATTCCTGATCTAGATGCAAGAGGTGATTTTGACGGATTAACTGCAACTAAGGTAAACGCAGAAATGTTGGTGCGAGTTACTCAAGATAATCCCAATAGTGGATCTCCTACTTATACAGCTTTTCAAACATTTGCAAATGGAACATATAAAGGAAGAGGTTTTCAATTTAAGGTGAATTTAACAAGTAATGATCCTGCACAAGATATAAGAGTATTTCAATTAGGTTATACAGCGTCTATGCAAAGAAGAACGGAACAAAGTTCTGCAACCATAGCCAGTGGTGCTGGAGCAAAAACAGTTTCATTCCAACATGGGTTCTTTGTTGGTACTGCTAATACTCAAGGCGGTGTAAATAGTAGCTTACCTTCTGTTGGTATTACTGCACAGAATATGCAGTCAGGAGACTTTTTTGAAATCTCTAATGTTTCTGGAACTGGATTTACTGTTCATTTTAAAAATTCATCAAATGCTTCAGTTGATAGAAATTTCACCTATCAAGCTGTCGGATTTGG